ATTGGGTAGAGACTGATAAGTTAGAAATAGCAAGTAAGAATCTACTACGTGAACTGAAAGTATTTATTTCTCGTGGCAATAGTTATGGGGCAAAAGAAGGTGAAAATGATGATTTGGTTATGGCACTAGTATTGATTATACGAATGGCACAAGAAGTAACAAATTACGAAGACACTGCATATGAATACTTGATGGAAGAGGGCTTAGATAACGACTATGACGACCCAATGCCAATGTCATTTTTATAGCCTAAAAAGATAAATACATATATAATTAAAAAGGAATTACCCCGATGAATGATATTTCAACAGAACTATTTAACATACTAAAAGGCGCAGGCTACAAGATGCGTTTATACACTATTGATGGTGTAGAGACATTGAATGTAGAAGAAGCAACGCGACTATACGCTGTTGATCAAAATTTGATTGTTACAATCAAACAAGAAGATAACAAGTTTGAAGTGATTGTTAAGATTGGGGAAAGTTACGACATACAGAGAAATAAAGATATTTTAGATGCAATCAAAGCAATTGCACATTCAAAATTAGGTGAATTCACAATGAGAAAATTTGATAAAAAAATCCAACCGAAAACAGATGCACAAGTGACAGAAGGTTTCACTAAGGCAGGCGGTTCAACCAAAACAAGTTATATTAGACTACCAGAGGCGACTCTTATCATAAAGCACAACAAGAGTGTTAATGAAGAGATGCGTGGTTCTCGCAGTAGAAATATTCATAGTTTGTTTATTGAAAATGCATCAGGCGAAAAGTTTGCATTCCCACATAAGTACATGGCAGGCGCGAGAGCAATGACCATGCATGTCAATGAACAGGGAAATCCTTACGATGTTAAGGGACAAGCAATTTTGGCTATGTGTGAAGAGATTTCAGATTTAAACAAATTCACAAAATACACAAAGCAGCAAAAATTAGTCAATGAAGACAATCAAGAAATCGTAGAGACTATTAAATCAAAGATTGCTCAACTAAAAGAGTCAGTTAAGCGTTTGTCTACCAAGCGTGGTTATGATAATTTTAAAGTTGAAGTAAATGAAGATTTAATTGAAGAAACCCTTGACATCTCTGAGAAATTCAAGTATAATGCATTATCTACTGAGAGTATGCAACAAGCACTCGCTACAGTAAATCGTGTAGTATCTGAAACTAAATTGAAAGAGGCGAAAACCGTGAGCGCAATTGAAAACTTAGAAAAATTGATCAACATTGTTAAATCTGGTATTAAGATTCCTGTTGATTCAACTGACCCAGAGCATCCTGAAAACGCAATGACTGATTTCTCAGGTGAAGGTGGTGATGTTTCTGCACTAGGACACAAAGCATCATACATTGGTATGAAGGCTATTCAAGTAAAGCAATTTGAATTGTCTAACTTACTTGATATGTTGAGCGTTGATGTTCATAAAATGAATAAGGTATTTCTTACTGCACTTGATCAATTACTTGATAAGGTAACAGAAGAAGTAGTACCAGAAGTAACTCAAGAATCACCTTCAATGGATGGTGAAGCAGTTACTAACTTACGTAAGATGGTGGGATAATATGATTAATTGGATGAAAGATCGCTTAACAGAACGTACATCATTAGATGGTGCAGTATTAATTGGTACTGCACTAGCAATTCTATTGTTAGGTCCGTTAGCAAAGATAGCAGCATGGATTGCCCTTGTATATGGCATCTGGTCTATTATCAAAGAAGAATAAATATAAATGAAGCAGCGCCAGTTGAGAGCCTGCATTAACAACGTAATATCTTCAATGAAAGAAGCAGCGCCAGTTGAGAGCCTGCATTAACAACGTAATATCTTCAATGAAAGACTAAAAAATTAAATCAAATTAAAACGAAAAAGTGCTTGACAGTAGGCATTAAAAGAAGTATACTGTATAGGCTAAGTAATAAAACTAAGGCAAACTTGTATTAGCGGAATAGTCCGCAAAATACCTAAAACAAAACTAAGGCACATGGAGAAGTAACAATGGCATCATTAGCAGAAATCCGAGCAAAATTGCTTGAACAAGACTCACGTTCATCTGGAACTAAGTCAAACACCAATAAAGACAACACTGTCTTTCCTCACTGGAGTATTCCAGACAACACATCAGCATCACTACGATTTTTACCTGACGGAGACACGAACAACCCATTCTTTTGGTTGAAGCGTGAAATGATTCGTTTAGAATTTGCAGGCGTAAAAGGTGGTGATGAATCAAAACCCGTAACAATTCAAGTACCTTGTATTGAAATGTACGATGATGAAAAAACAACCTGTCCTATTCATTCTGAATTACGTCAATGGTTCAAAGATCCTTCTTTGGAAGATGTTGCGCGTAAGTATTGGAAGAAAAAGTCATACTTGTTTCAAGGCTTTGTCACTGAAAGTGATCTAGTTGAAGAAGCACCCGAAAATCCAATCCGTCGTTTCATGATTTCACCTCAAATCTTTAAGGTAATCAGCGCAGCGTTAATGGACGTAGATTTCACATCATTACCTACTGATTATGATCAAGGTACAGACTTTAAAGTAGTCAAAGGTCAGAATGGTAAGTGGGCTGATTATAGTACTTCTAACTGGGCAAGGCGTGAGCGTAGTCTAAATCAAGATGAACTAGATGCAGTTGAAACAAATGGATTATTTAATCTATCTGATTTCCTACCTAAGAAGCCTGATCAAGCGCATTTAGATGCAATGGTCGAGATGTTTGAAGCATCTGTCGATGGTCAGTTATACGATAATGAGAAGTGGGGTAATTACTACCGCCCATGGGGTGTAGATGCACCAACATCTAAGCCTGCGCAATCTGTTGTTCAATCAGCGCCTGTCGTAGAGAAGGAGATTACATCTGATGAAATCCCTTTTAAAGCAGATCCTGTACCATCAGCAGCAGTAAACGCAGATGCAGGATCAGAAGAAAAACCTAAAGCAAATGCACAAGATATTCTTGCAGCAATTCGCAATCGCAAGTCTGGTGCTAACGCATAAGCAACCAATAGGGAGCAAGTTCTTTGCTCCCATTTTCAAGGAGAATAATATGGCACGACCATTTGATGTGTCTAAGTTCCGTCGTAGTATTACTAAGGCGGTTCCTGGTCTAAGCACTGGATTTCACGATCCCGATACTTGGATTTCAACAGGTAATTTTACATTAAACAAACTTATTAGCGGAGACTTTGAAAAAGGTATCCCACTAGGTAAAGTAACAGTACTAGCAGGCGAATCTGGAGCAGGGAAATCATATATTGCTTCGGGAAACATTATTCGTCATGCACAAGAGCAAGATATTTATGTTGTTCTAATTGACTCAGAAAATGCACTAGACGAAGCATGGTTACATGCATTAGGTGTAGATACGAGTGAAGAAAAATTGATGAAGTTGAACGTAGCAATGATTGATGATGTTGCTAAAATTATGTCTGACTTGATGAAAGATTACAAGACTGAGCATGGTGATAAAGAGCCAGCAGATCGTCCTAAAATCTTATTCGTTGTAGACAGTCTAGGTATGTTATTAACACCTACCGATGTTAAGCAGTTTGAAGCAGGCGACATGAAAGGTGACTTAGGTCGCAAACCTAAAGCACTAACCTCACTTGTTCGTAACACTGTAAATATGTTAGGTGAATACAATGTAGGTTTACTTGCTACGAATCACACCTATGCATCACAAGATATGTTTGATCCCGATGATAAAATCTCTGGTGGTCAAGGATTTATCTACGCAAGTTCAATTGTAATCGCAATGCGTAAATTGAAGTTAAAAGTTGACGAAGATGGTAACAAAACGACTACTGTAAATGGTATTCGTGCAGCGTGTAAGATAATGAAGACACGTTATGCTAAACCATTTGAGAGTGTACAAGTAGAAATTCCATATGATACTGGTATGAGTCCTTACAGTGGATTGACTGAATTCTTTGAAGCGAAAGGTGCACTTAAAAAGTCTGGTAACAGTCTTGAGTACATTAGTCCCGTAACTGGCGAAGTCATTAAGAAGTTCCGTAAAGCATGGTCAAAGAATACAGACGATTGTCTAGATATCATGATGCGTGAGTGGGAACAACAACCAGAAGCGATCTTAGATTCTAGTGGTGATGAATTAGTTACCGAAGGGGATGATCAATGAGTCTGAGTGATAATGATTTAGAATTCATCATTGCCATATATGATGCTGCTAGGTCTAGTGTTGTAGAAAAAGAGCGCGGAAATTTCGCAGAACATTTTCTACAAATATTAGATCAATATGGATTTGATATTGCTGGTAATGCAGAACAGATCAGTGAGCATGATAAATATCTTCAAACTAGTGTTGATGAATACATTGAACACGAAGAAGATGTAGATACAGACGAAGAAGAAGAGTGGGATTAAACTTAAATGAGTAAATGGTATCGCAAGGTCACTGGAGATTTGTCAGAGATAGTAAATGCTATTTCACATTATGAAATACAAGTTTCAGAGGCTAAGTTTGAATGTAGTATGAAAGGTTCCTTGGAAAAGCACAGTCGTGATATTCCGGGCATCGTTGAACATCGTTTCAACCAACTACAAGAGACAGAAGCGATACTTGAATTTTTAAATACTGAAATGCGCAAATTGCGCAGTCAGAAGTTTAGACACTTTACTGAGCATTACCAACGCGCATTAACGTCAGCAGACGCGAAAGCATTTGTTGATGGTGAGCCTGATGTAGTTGATTTGCAGCATCTTATTGTTGAATTTTCAATGGTTAGAAATAAGTTCATGGGCGTTATCAAAGCACTTGAAGTAAAGCAATGGCAACTCACTAACGTAATTAAGTTACGATGTGCGGGATTAGAAGACGCAACACTATAATAAAAAATAAAAACCCACATTTGTGGGTTTTTTTATGGATAAACACTTGACAAAAGCAATGATCCTTGCTATAATAGTTAAGTAAGTTAATAAAGAAGAGCGAGAAAATTATGACACAACTTGATTCAATATTGCAGATTTTTGAAACATCACCTAAAGAGAGCAGTTTTGCAAAAGGTATCCCAATGATGTATGTAGATGATGTACAGCGTCAATATCCTGGGAAGTTTCGTTATAAGTATCGCGGTCCTTCAAATGCAGCATATAAACGACCACAGTCGTACATCGTTAAGAAGTACGCAACATCATTTGCATTATATTTTAAATAACCCTTGACAAACCAATACATCTTACTGTATAATAGAACTTCATTAATTAATTAGATAGGAATCTAAACCATGACTACTCAAACAATCAAATTAACTACTAAACGCAAAACAGCGGGTCGCCCTCGTAAGAATGCAGCAACATCTATCATCGAGATTGATACTACTGAAACTGTGACTACTGAAACTGATGAACAGATTGTTGAGCGTCTACGCGAACGATTTGGTATCTTAGATGAAATGACACAAATGTCAGTAGATGGTGATATTCGCGGAATGGTAGTAACAGGTCCTCCGGGAGTTGGCAAGTCATTCGGTGTTGAGAATATTATTGAAAAGAATTCATTGTTTGATAAGTTACGTGGTGCAGTATCGCGATTTGGCATTGAGAAAGGCGCTGCTTCTGCAATCGGTTTATATAAGTTGTTATATCGTTATGCTGATGCTAACAATGTACTTGTATTAGATGATTGTGATTCGGTGTTGTATGATGAATTATCATTAAACCTATTAAAAGCAGCGTTAGATAGTTCTAAGAAGCGTAGGATTTCTTGGAACACTGAAAGTTCAGCACTCCGTCGTGAAGGAATTCCTGAGTCATTTGAATTTAAAGGTTCTGTTATTTTCATCACTAACCTAAAATTTGATAAAGTTCGTGGTAAGATCAAAGATCACTTAGATGCAATTATGTCTCGTTGTCACTATCTTGATTTGACTATGAACAGTACACGTGAGCGTCTATTGCGTTGTCGTCAAGTTGTTAAGGATGGTATGCTAGAAGAGTATGGTTTTTCAGAAGCAGAGCAAAACGAAATTGTTGACTTTGTAGATGATAACAAAGATCGTATGCGCGAGATTAGTCTACGTATGGTAGGTAAAATTGCAGACTTGCGTAAAACCAAAAGTGACAAATGGCAGCGTATGGCAGAAATCACTTGTATGAAGTCTAATGTATAATAGGTTATTGACTGTTGTATATGACCCAGGATTAGGAGGTGAATTCCTTGCCTGGGTCTTGGGTCAAAATGAATTGTATGTACCAACGTCAGTTTTTGTGAACTCAAATAATAGATGGAGAATGGTAGATGGTCAAAGTACACCATTTCATGTGATTGATGAATGGAATGGTGAAGCGGGCATAGATCATACACAGTTTCATTTCCACCCTGATCAAATCAATATTAGTCGTGATCACATGTTTTATTTTCATCCTGATACGAAATGGGATGATGAATTAATTAAAAAGTTTGTAAATGATAAGTGCGACATATGGAATGAATCATGTCTAATAGTGTTACGATCACTTACATCAGAAAGTCATGAATATTTTAAAAATATTCGAAACAAGAAACTAAATTTAGGCATTGCCCCACGTCCTACATTTGCTGATATGAATGAACGAGTTGATAAGCAGATGCATGTATTAGAAGATCAAAATGTATTAGTGATTGACCCATATGAATTATTCATAACTGACACTACAAAAACAATGAATCGTATTGGCGATTGGGCAGAAGATATATTCAGTATTAATCCTGTGATTGATATTGATACAATGAAATTCTTTATTAATATATGGAGAAGCAACAATATCATTTGACATTGTTGTAGTTTGATGCTATAATAAGTAAAACAAATTGGAGAACAACGATTAAAACTGCAACAATTATATTGAAAGACGAAGTCAATGCAAAGATAGAAGGACTTGAACTTACCACTAGAAAAAAACTAGAGGCAAAGTTTAAGTTTTTCTTGCCTTATGCGCGACATGTTCCTTCCTATAAATTAGGTAGATGGGATGGGTGTGAACGATATTTTACCATTGGTGGTATTACATTTGTCAGTCTATTAGAGACAGCGATTCCTATTATCATAGAAGATGGTTATAAGATTGATCTTGAAGATCGACGTACACTTCATGATCTTGAGTTTGACTTGGTAGATGAATCTACATTCCAGCATAAGGTATGGCCCGAGAAGCATCGGTTTGCTGGTGATCCTGTTACACTACGTGATTATCAGATTGATATCGTCAACAAGTTTATAGAAACACCCCAGTGTCTACAAGAGATTGCAACTGGTGCTGGTAAGACATTAATCACCGCAGCATTGAGTTACAAAGCAGAAAAGTATGGTCGCTCTATTGTTATTGTACCAAATAAAGATTTGGTGAATCAAACATGTGCAGATTATATTAATCTTGGACTTGATGTTGGTGTGTACTTTGGTGACAAAAAAGAATTTGGTCGTACCCATACCATTTGTACATGGCAGAGTCTTAACGTCATTCGTAAACGATTCAAGAATGGTGAGCAGGATTGGAGTCTACAAGACTTTGCAGAAGATGTAGTTTGTATCATAGTTGACGAAGTTCACCAAGCGAAAGCAGATGTACTAAAAGACATGCTAACTAAAGAATTTGCTAATATACCTCTACGATGGGGATTGACAGGCACAATACCAAAAGCAGAAAATGAACAAATGACATTACAAGTTAGTTTAGGTAATGTAGTAAATCGGTTAGCCGCATCAGAATTACAAGATATGGGCGTACTAAGTAATTGTCATGTTAATATTGTACAGATGAAAGAAAATACCGACTATACTAATTATCAAAGTGAACTGACATTTTTGACAACAAATCCACAACGCATCAGTTACATGGGTAATTTAATAAAGACAATATCACAATCTGGTAATACTCTGGTATTGGTTGATCGCATCAAAGCAGGCGAAATGTTAGTTGAGCATATTGGCGGTGATACTACTTTCGTTAAGGGAGCAATGAAGTCTACAGATCGTAAAGACGCATACGATGAAATTAATGAAGCGACTAATAGTATTACTATTGCGACATATGGTGTAGCAGCAGTTGGATTAAACATCCCACGCATCTTTAACATGGTATTGATTGAGCCTGGGAAGAGTTTCGTGCGTGTAATACAATCAATTGGTCGTGGTGTTCGTAGAGCAGATGATAAGGACTTTGTGGAAATATATGATTTCACTAGTACAGCAAAGTTCAGTAAGCGTCATTTGACTGAACGCAAAAAGTTTTATAAAGAAGCAAATTATCCGTTCTCAATAGAGAAAGTTGACTACAAATAACAAAGAGAACAAAATATGAAAATTCTAACAGTAGAGAACAAAACATACGAATTGGATGATGTGCCAGAATTGGTAGATGATCTACGATATGGTGTATTAGATTACAGTGACCCAAAGAACGTGGATTATTTTTTCATTCCATTGATCTTTTTAGAAAGTTTTTACAGTCCAGCAGCAGTGTTGCAAGTTGGTGAATATACGATCAATGTACCGTTAGATTGGAGTATTATTATCTGCGACCCAGAAGTGGGTAATCCAGAAGTGATTAGTTTGATGGGATTAAATGACAGGGGTTTCACTACACTTGCGATGAACCCAATGACGGGCTATAGTCCAAAATATCTTGATGTTAATATTGTTAATGTATTTACAGATGTAAAATGGCACGCACCAAAACTAAAGTTTGGTCATATATTGTCAGTACCATTGTGTGATGGGGATAATCCTGAGTGTATCTATCTGATTAAAGAAGTAAACAAGATCCCAGAAGTGTTGGACATCAGTGAATTGATCTAGGAGTAGTTATGAACAAAGAATTTTTAAAATATCGTGTATGGAAGATGCAGACTAAATTATGTTATGGTTTTGATTCAGTTGCTTTTATTTCTACGACTAAATCATCTGATCGTAGCACTGCGGTATCGGTGTATGGTAGATGTCAAGCATTGAAATCTGTACTTAATAAAACTATGAAAAACGTCAAAGTAGTTAACCAGCACAGTTATCATGAAGGTAATAGTTTGCGTGTATATTTCAATGTATCTGATAAAGAATCATGTGATGCACTATTAAACATCACTTCTAAGAATACGCATAACTTTGAATTGCTTGAAGTAAAGACTCCTAAAAATCAAGCTCATTTAGATATGATTAACAATAAAGAAATTACACAGGTAATTAGAAAACAAATTTACTATGGCAAGTATGTATACAGTGTGAAGATTATTTTGGATAGTCCAGGTTTTGCACCATCAAATTCTGGTTTTGCACCATCACGTCATACCGACAGAATGAAACGCGCTGGTGAAATGCAATCATGGATTAATAATGCAATGCCAGATAATTCATCAAGTGTGTGGTGGGATGAAATTCAATTATTCACTAATGATGTAACTGCGTTGATGATGTTTAGGTTGACATTTGATGTTAAGTCGTGTACTATTAAAGAAGCAATTCTTCTTGAAAAAGAAGACAGCGATCCAGAACATGAAATGGGAATTTTGATTTGAGTAAGTTAAATATTAAAAGTGAAATGCGTGCAATAGATACACGTGATCGCAATTGGTACGATAGTCTAACTGATGAAGAGACTGTAAAATACAATAAGAATATGTGGACACAGCAACGTTTCATAAGTTCATGCAAGGGACAATTCGCAGAGCATTATTTAGAATGGACAAATGAATTAGTCAATGTTCACTTTAATACTCTGCGACATCATCCTAAGTTGCAGTTTCAGTTATTGCAAGCACTGTCATTAGGGTCTAGTCAATATCACGAGTGGATTTCTCCCGGCAAGAAAGGAACTGATACGAAGATATTTAGATTCATTAAAGAAAACTATCTTAACTTAAACGATGATGAAGTTGAATTGTTTATTGGGATGCATAGCAAGGACGATTTAAGAGAGTTGTTAGGTGATTTTGGATTAAGTAAAAAAGAAGCGACGGCTGTTTTAAAGTGAAACACGCTCATATATTCAGTGCAGTACCAATGCTATCGTCAGCACTAGGTTGGATATTACAACAGAGTGATAGTTATAAAAGTGAGTATTTCAAGTGCGAAACTAGGTTTCTATCTGAAACTAAAATTGATCCATGGGATAACCATGTTGATTTTACAGATGATGCCGATGATTGGTCTAGATTGTACATAGAAGAAATAGAAAGAAATGATGATGATTTTTCGTGGTTAAATGGATTTGTTGATGGATTTACAGATAGGTCAATCTTTGGTTTGAGTTATGGTGATTGGCGAAAGTCAGTTCCGTGGAACAACGAATCAATAGATACGATTTATATTAATCCAACTGACAGATTGTTCAATCTATTTTATGAATCATATGAAAAGCGTACAATCACACCAGATGAATTGATTCATTCAATGAACACACATATACATGATCATAAGCAAGATGATGCAGAGTATCGTGCTAACATGATGAAGCATATGTACCCAACCGCATTGAAATATGCAGAGCGAGGTGAATTGGAATTTTGGCAATTGCAGCATTGTTTTCATCATGGCGGTAACGCTATACCATCACCAGAAGAGATAACTACTATTATAGCAGAAATAAAAGATGATATTATGATGGATGGTGAATGCTATTTAACTAGACCAACGACTTTGGTTATTGATGATTTATTCAATTTAGACCTAGAAGTGCTATGCAAAGACTTAGATATAGTGTATAATAGTACAATGACAGCCGAGTATAAAAAGTTTATAGATTATGCAGAAAATATCGTACAAGTGTGAATACTGTAATAAAGACTTTAAGCGTGAAAATACGCTTATTGTGCATATGTGTGTGCAGAAGAAGCGACATATGCAAGAGAATGACAAAGATGTTCAATTAGGATATCGTGCATATCAGTTGTTCTATCGTATTGGCACAAATTCAAAGAAAGAAAAATCTTATACGGAATTTGCAAAAAGTTCGTATTATGCTGCCTTCATAAAGTATGGTAAATATTGCATTGAAGTTAAGATAGATGATGTTACTAGTTATACTACATGGTTGTTAAAGAATCAAGTAAAACTAGATCAGTGGACACATGATGCAAAGTTTAGCGGTTGGGTAAAAGAGAGATTGAAAGTTGAAAGTGTTGACAGGGCAGTTGAGCGTACAATATTGTCAATGCAAGATTGGGCAGAAGATAGAGAGAATGATTGGAATACCTATTTCAAAACAGTAGCACCGAGTCTAGCGGTATTTCATATATGTTCTGGTAGAATTAGTCCGTGGGTTATCTATGCAAGTAATGATGCACAGAGTTTATTGGACATGTTGAATAACAAGCAGATTGAAATGATTGTGGATTATATTGATCCTCAATATTGGCAGATACGATTGAAGCGTAAGAATGAAGTTAAAGATTTACAATGGGTGGAAACTATTTTGAAGCAAGCGAGTATAGGATAATGGATATTAATTTATGTGGTGTGGATATCCACATCCCAGATGGAGAAATTGCAATCAATGTTAGTGGTGGCGCAGATAGTGCATTATTACTTTATATATTAATGAAGTATTCACCACATAAAGTCATTGCAGTGACTAGTGGTAACATTGGTATTGATAATTGCAATACAATCCCTGCAACACAGGTGGTTAACAAAGTAGTAGAATTAACTGATAATTATAGCGTAGAGCATAGTATAACATATATGCGAGAATTTGACGGTAGAAAGGCGGTGAATGAATCACTTGTTGCTGATGAAAATATTAAACTATACTACTTAGGAATTACATCTAATCCGTCAGAGGAAGTAGTAAAAACGTTCAATAGTGAGTTAAACGGTGAAGCAGATCGTCTATCGTCCGAGGTGCGACCTGTATGGAGGCGTGATGGTGCAATCTACATACCCTTCTATAATATTGATAAAAGTAAAGTTGCAGAAATGTATGACTACTTGGGAATTACCGATACATTATTCCCGTTGACTCTTAGTTGTACTAAAAATAGAGATGGGACTCACTGCGATAATTGTTGGTGGTGTTCGGAACGTAAATGGGCATTTGGTAGATTAGTATGATAGTTAATACAGATATTGATATAGACATCGCAAATAGAGATAAATTACTTGCTCTTATTAAAAATACTCCTGCGATGATAAAGCGTGAACATATTGAAAAAAAGCACAACACTGGTGTATATTTTCATGAGATTCCTACTAATCCATATAACGGATTAGCGACAATAGATCACAAAGAAGCCGAGAAGATGGGTTACTTTAAAATGGATTTGTTGAATGTATCGGCATATAATGATATTAGTAACAAAGCAGAACTTGATGAATTGATTGATATGGAACCTATGTGGGATCTATTAGAACATAGGGAAATTGTTGAGAAATGTTTTCATATACATTCCCATTTTAGTATTGTTCAACAAATGAAGCCCAGTAGTGTTGGTCAATTGGCAGCAGTGTTGGCAATGATTCGTCCAGCAAAGAGTTATTTGATTGGAAAGGATTGGGATACTGTGATGAACAATATATGGGTAAAACCAGAAGATGATTCTTATTACTTTAAGAAAAGTCATGCTCACTCATACGCGATGGTAGTAGTGATGCAATTAAACAAGATTGTTAAAGATTCTTTTTCATAAGATTAATACTTCTACGTTTTATTCTTTTTGTGATGGAGTTACTTAGTCTAACTTCTGGACCCGCAATAATAGTCATTTGCTTCACATTGAAACTTTGTATACAATGTTGAAAATGCCACCTATTGATCAAGGCTATGTTGATCGGTAACTGTCTATTAGTTTCCCACCACCATTCTTCCCCTAACATAAGAAATAATTGTTTTTCACCTACAGTTTCCAATCGTTCAAACATATACATGCTTGCGATTTGTGTGTCTATGTTTTGCATGACACCCACGTATTCGTTGCCAGCGTAAGATAACACAGTCAAGAACGGATATTGGTTGAGTAATTCTTCATATTGTTTTAGCATTACTATTATTTATACTAAAATATTTTGGTCATTTTTGCATAAATACAACATATAATCAGGGACTTATAAAATGAGCAATTACAGCACAAGTTACAATATAAACCAAACTGGTGATCTATACATCGTACAAGATCACGGAACCGCAACGGGTCTATCACAATACAACAGTACACGTGGTACAACAGTTAATGCACCCGTTAATTTCAATCGTCTTAAATTATTTAAGGGACTTGATAATGAGTTGCATTTCTTCATAAAGAATCAAGATAGAAAACCTGTTAAATTATTTAATATGGACGTTAATGCAGCATTGGTATACAGAGAATCCAATAGTACAATATTAAGTACAAAATGTATCATTACAGATTATGAATTAGGCAGTGTTAAATTAATAGTGCGTGCATCTCATATATCTAATATAGATATTGGTTTATGTGATTTAGTTTTAACATATACCAATGAACTGGGTCTTGTATTACCTATGTTTGTAGATCAGAATATGCGACCAAATTTCACAGTAGAAATATCTGATGATGCGCACGCACTTCCATTAACTTCGCAATCTGTAATAGAATTCACACCAAATGGTACATTTGATTATAGTTCAATTATCGCTGGACCTTCATATTACAATAAGCCAAATGGATTGATTACATTTGGGGTGTATTGCACTAATTATACAGGTGATTTTTATATGCAGGGAACAACTGCATCTTCTCCTAGTGATAGTGATTGGTTTGATTTAGATTTAACGCCATTCTATGATTATCATGAGTTCAATACATTTACTGGTATTGAACCCTTTTCAATACAGTCTAACTTATCATATTTAAGAGCAAAGGTTGATAATACATTTAGTGGTACTGTGGATAAAATCGTAATAAGAGTGTAAAATTCTATTGACAAAATAACATTAATCGTGTAGAATGTATGATATGAGATTAATAATAGATTTTACAAGAGCGCATATACCACCTAACTGGAAGCCGAATCCGTCTGGATGGGTTTCTGGTAATTGTCCTGTATGTGCTACTAGGGGTCATTCTCACGACACAAAAGGTCGTGGTGGTTTCTATTTCCCAGAGCAAGATACCTTTCAATACAATTGCTTCAACTGTAATTTCACAGCAGGCTGGCCCACGCTAGACAATAAAATAGACGACCGTCTGAAAGCATTATATACAGCATTTGGCGCAGATTCAAGTGATATTCAACGATTACAATTAAGATTACTTGAAGATCGCGATATTGAGTCTATTCTTTTAAAGAAAGTATCAACCGATGATGCGGTAGAGATCAATTGGAAACCAGTAGAATTACCAGAAGGTGCAAAGCCTATATCTGAGTACACCGAGGTAACTCCTGAACTTGAGAGAGTATTGGAATACATGGTGTCAAGGGGATTAGATCCTATGGATTCTCGTTTCTATTATTCACCATCTATGTCACCAGCACGAATGAAGAATAGATTCATGCATGTATTCTTTTATAAAGGTGTGATAGTAGGATACACTGCGCGATGGGTAGGAACAATTACTAAAGAAATACCAAAATATTTCACTAAGCAACCAATGCTAGATTTCGTATATGGATTGGATAAGCAATCTAATAAAAAGATTGTGATCGTAACCGAAGGACAACTGGATGCGTACTTCACTGATGGAATAGCAATCGGTTCAAATAATATAAATGTTGAACAGGGAAATATAATAGATAGTTTAAAGAAAAAAATTATAGTGTTGCCCGATGCAGATAGTGCAAGTAAGTTATTTGTTGAGAGAGCAGTTTCCCGTGGATGGTATGTGTCATTCCCTGAATGGTCTGATTGTAAAGACGCAGCAGATGCAGCATTGAAATATGGTCAACTATTCATGATACAGACTATACTAGATAGTGCGATACATAACCCACTAAAAATACAAGTAAAGATGAAATCTTACTGTAAATAATAAGAGGATTTGATATGTTAGATGTAAAAAAATGGAAAAAATTGGCTGATGATGAATCTCTACGATGTAGTCAGCGTGGATTCTCCAACTTTGTTGCAGATATGTTATACGCATCACAGCAACAACAACCTATAAAGAGTTTATGTGAAATTGGAGTATCACAAGGATCTAAGATACGCATATGGTGCGAAGTTACAACAGATGATTGTGAAATTGTGGGTGTTGATATGTTTGATCCAGACAACCCATACCATTATTAACTTCGTCATGAAATAGTTCATATTAACAATTTAATACATGCGAAAGTGCAAACCGCAGCGTATACAAAATGTACGCTGGTATTAGGTGAAGATGGGTATATACCAGAAACAGTAGACAGAGCATTATCGGCAATATCATCTGAAAAATTTGATATTGTAATAGATGATGGTGCAACCTCGTGGCCTGATATGCGTGATTCTCTCCCATCATGGAGTCGTGCAATAAGTGACACAGGATGTTACATTACAGAAACACCAGACGGCAATGGTGACTCAATGAAAGATGTGAGTATGATGCACCACCAAATTAGATTTGAAGAATTAGTTGTTCAAGGTATGGTAATATTTGATTTATCTGAATTTAAAGATGGTAGTGACAATAATCATTATGGAAACTTTGTGGGGATTTGGGCACCGAATATTGATTTTTATGCAACAGTCATTAAAAAATACGAAGAGTATATAGTTGCAGGGAAGAGTAATATAGATTACCTATTACACTAGACTTTACAACAATAATATGTTATAATACATCACGATAATCATAAAGGAACCTAAATGAACGAAACAAAAGAATACACAGTGGAATTGCAACAACTTTTCATTGAGTTTTTAGCACAAGACAAAGATTTATTTTTACGAGTTAATAATATCGTAGAAGCAAGTTATTTTGATAGAACACTTAGGAAGACAGTTGTGTTCTTACAAGAGCATGTAGCATCATATGGTGCATTGCCCACTCCTGAACAGATTATCGCACTTACTGGTATTAAGTTGGCTGGCATTAGTGATACAATTGATGATAGACATAAGAGTTGGTTCATTGACGAGTTTGAAGGATTTTGTAAGCACAAAGCATTGGAAGCGGCTATTCTTCAAAGTGCTGATCTAGTAGAAAAAGGTGAATTTGGTGAAGTAGAGCGTATTATTAAAGAAGCAGTGCAAGTAGGACTTGCAAAGCATATGGGTATTAACTATTGGGATGATCCTAAAGAACGCATTAACGCAGCAAGACATGAACGAGCAGGAACAAGTACTGGTTGGAAGTCAGTTGATTACAAATTATTTGGTGGATTCAATCCTGGCGAGTTGAATATCTTCGCAGCAGCATCAGGTGGTGGTAAAAGTTTATTCTTACAAAACTTGGCACTTAATTGGTCATTGATGGGTAAGAATGTATTGTATGTATCACTAGAATTGAGTGAGCAATTATCTGGTTTACGACTTGATGGTATGTTAACTGGTATGAACACGAAAGCAATTTTTAATGATGTAGAAGGTACAGCATTGAAAGTTGGAATTCAAGGAAAGAATGCTGGTAAACTACAAATAATTCAAGTACCTAATGGTATCACTACAAATGATTTGACAAGTTATATGCGAGAATTTGAAGTTCAGAATGGTGTGCGTATAGATGCTATGTTAGTTGACTACTTGGATTTAATGACTCCTGCGGGACGAAAGATTAATGCGAGTGACTTGTTCATTAAAGACAAGTATGTATCAGAAGAATTGCGTAACTTTGCAGTAGAGAATAATGTATTGTTTGCAACAGCGTCACAGTTGAATAGATCAGCAGTTGAAGAAGTAGAATTTGATCATAGTCATATTTCTGGTGGTTTAAGTAAAATTCAAACAGCAGACAATGTGATTGGTATTTTTACAAGTCAAGCAATGAGAGAGCGTGGTAGGTATCAAATTCAATTTATGAAGACACGTAGTTCATCTGGTGTAGGACAGAAAGTTGATTTAGCATTTGATATTGAAGGATTGCGAATAACTGACTTACCTGACGATGAACAAGATACAATAACTACACAATCTAGTACAATATATGATAAATTGAAGAAGAAAAACACAATAGTTGATAGTCCTAATGAGTCAGCGCCTGAGCCTACTAGTACAGAAGATCAAGCAGCACGTCTACGTAGTATTTTAAGAAAACAAGATTAAAAGCATAAATACACATAAGCATGGAGGCATCGACGTGAAGAAACGAACTAGATCATTATTAGAAGAAATTAACAATATTGCACCAGCCCGAGACAACGCAGAATTAATAGAAACTCGTGGCGTGAATGTACTGAGCAGTATGATTAATCTTCTTGAAATGATAGAACATACTTATGATGCTGAGATTGCGCAAGATTTACAAAAGCGTTTGATCTTGGATCTTAAAAATAGAGAACCAAATCGTTTTGTACGTGGTGTAAAAAAATTACGGGACAAAAAATGAAAATTTCAGAAATTATTAATATTACAGGTAGGAAGAAACGCGAAGATCGTGATGCAAGAAAACGCAGAATGAAGCATGGCGCTGATTTATATGATGTTGATGTATCTGAGTTAGGGGAAACTCAACTATCAGAAAGTCGCATACAGCATGTAGAAGACTTAATATTCTACCAAGGCAGCGCAGGTGCAATGAGAGCAGTTGCAGCACTTCGTAGCATGTCAGGAGATGATCATAAAGCAGTAACACTTAAATGGGATGGAAGTCCTGCAATGGTATTTGGTCGTGATCAAGAAGGTGAGTTTATATTCACCGACAAGTCAGGGTTTGTAGCAGTTAAAACCGATGGTAAAGCAAAGAGTGCAGAACAACTACAAGATATCATGCTTAGTCGTAGTGGTGGTAAGTTCCGTGAAGACCCAAAGCGCATAGAATTTGCGAATAGGTTAGCAAATTTATTTCCTATATATGAAAAGGCAGTACCAACAGACTATAGAGGATTCTTTAAAGGTGATCTATTATATCAATCAACCCCACCCGTTGTTGAAAAGAACTACGTGTTTAAGCCACAGATTGTTGATTATGCAGTAGATGTAGAAAGCGACTTAGGCAAGCGTATTGGCGCAAGTAAATCTGGTATTGTAATACATAGAGAAGAAGATGCCAATGGTAAAGAAGGTCCGTTCACCAGTATTGAGATGTTTAATGGTCAACAGGATGTATTGGTAGTACCAAGTGTAACCACTGAGCAACCTGTCGAAGTTGACACAGGCGCTATTGACCAACTTGAGCAAATAATTAAAAAGAATGCATCGGGCGTTGATGAACTATTAAATGATAGCACATTGACCGCGCAAAAAATGAAAGCATTGCCAGATTTACTATACGCATATATGAATAGTAAAGTAGACACAGGTCTAACTAAGTTAGGTGCAGATTTCCCAACTTGGTTAGAGAATAGAAAGCAAGTGTCAGATAAAATGAAAGACAAGGTACTAGAATATATTGGACAACATAAAGTTGCATTCGTTGCATTATGGAATGTAGTAGCAGCAGTTATGGCTACGAAAGACGATATCATTAGCAAATTCGACAGTCAAGGTGGACAAGTTAAGCAAAGCATTAATGGTCAGCCAGGCGGTGAGGGTTATGTACTTGCTAATCCAGAAGGTGATATGAAGTTTGTACCAAGAGCAACATTTAGTGCAGCAAACAGAGGGGCGGTAAGATAATGTCAGATGAATTAGAATTTATACAAACACTGGGCGAAGCAAGAATGTTCAGAACAAGAAATCAGATTGCAAGCGTAGGCGCAAGAGGTCTAACCGATCATTTGTTTGTTAGTCTTATGAGTCTATATGCAATGAGCAATGATTACAACTATGCACCAGTTGCAAAGGCATATGCCCAGCGAACTTCCGCAATGGGTAGTTTTAATAGACCAAGTCCCAGCAGTCCTGATTTATATCAAACAATTTTTAGTATTCAGCGTCCGGGTGAGATGTTCACCGATGAAAAAGATACTATGTTGATGGGCAAAGTAAGAATTGATACCCCGAAGATAAAGCAATTCTTACAAAAGATCAAAACTGGAAATATGACACCAGCAACAGCGCAGCAGTTCTTTTTTAAGTTAGAAAAAGATTTAAAAATACAAGATCCTAAGTTACGTGCAGCGCGTAGACTTACGCAAGACTGGACTAAATTATCAACACAGCAACAGCAATTGGTCACGACTCAATTAATGAGATATTTCAGAATGAGTGCTAGGCGCAGTGATTTGATGCCGTTATATGCAAAGTTTGCAAAAGAAAAGGGTCTTGAGATTAATGATAAGAAGAAGGCAGGCATTGGTAATACATTGGCAAAGGGCGCCGCTGCATTTGCAGTAGGTTATGCGGCTGGTAGAGCGTTAGAACTTTAATATGCACATAGAGCATGTATTGTACACGCTGGTTGATATCACTGATACTGGCGTTAATAACCCCAAGGGTTCCACTATGGAATTCCGACAAGCCCAAAATTTGAATTCATTGACACAAGTTCTCAGTATGCGTACTCAACCATTACACGTTACTGTGACTAAAATTGATAATGCATCAATGAGTGAATATGATTTTGGTTCAACATTCAAAGATACACATTCTGTTTGGAAAATGACATTTGTCACCGATATAGAAGATGCATATAAATCGGGAGAATGTGACTATACTCATTTAATAAATGACTGTAATAATGTACCTGTTCACACCGAATTGCAAGAAACGATTAAATTGAATCCTAGTAGTATGTCCACTAAAAATGTCCAAATCAAAAACATATATTTTATATAGTAACCCTGTTTGCATAAATACTTCTAAGAGGCGCAGAGCGCCCCAAGAATGAAAATCAGCTCTTTTGAAGACGCGAAAAGTATGGAATCAATTTATGTCAATACGTCAGTCAAGATTAGAGCGTGAAAATCTCGAAGCCCATGTGGATTTATGTGCAGAGAGGTATCGCGTGTTAGAAGAAAAATTTACTAATTTGGAAGATAGAGTTAATGATTCCAATAAAAGAATAGAAGAAAAAATAGATAATAATAATGAACGATTAGAAAAGAAAATTGACCGAATATCCGAGGATATGTCAGGCATGGTTGATAGAAATCGTACAGGTAAAGATAATAATATGAGATTGATTGTAGCAGCAGCAGGAACAGTTATCGTAGGTTTGGTATCAGTTGTTGTTATGCTAATGATAAATTTACAATCAATGACTCCGATGGTAGGGATTGGGTAAACGATGATACTTAACGAAGCATATAATACTGTTATTTCCGAATCAAAGGTAGTCTTTGCTAAGAGGGGAAATAAAGTTGTTAAGAAATTTAGATGTACCGTTGGAAAGCGAAAAGGCAGAGTTGTGGCAAGTCCACAGCAATGTGCTGCTCCAATTGATATTAAAAAACGTTTCTTAATGAAAAAGACAAAAGCGTCAAAGGGTACTAGGATGACAAAGAAAGCGCAAAAAACAAAGCGCGTCAATCCAACGAGTAAAATCGTAAAACAATTAAATAAATCGAGAAGATAATGGAAATCAAGAATAATAGTATTATACATACAGTACGAGATTTTGCACTTGAGAATTTTGGTGTAGAATTAACTGATGAGCAGATTAGTGCAGAACTTAGAGACTTAAATTTTTCTGGTACATTGCAGTTAACTAATGCACTAAAGAATAACGACAAAGACTTATTCGCTAAGTATATCACACTAGATTTAGAAGAAGGATACACTATTCTTCCTCCAATGGATAGAGAGCGTTATCAAGAGCGTGAAGGATTAGAAGGTCCGTTTCCATTGCGATCTGGTAAAGTAGTATATTATGACCCACGTGAAGGTAAATATTATGATCCAGATACTGATTACTATTTGTCTTATGACGAATATATGCAGTATGACAAAGATGACAGAATGCAAGAGATGCAGTCTCCTGGCGTTGTAGCGAATTTAAAAGATAAGCGTGATGGTGAAGAAGAAGATACTGTTGATGAAGCAGCCGACGAAGCATTTGAACCGCATATGATGTACAGCAAAGATGGTAAAGAAGAAAAGTATGCAGACACAGAAGAATTACATTTAGAACTAAAAGATAAAGGATGGGGACACGAACTTGAAGAGCGTAGAGTAGCAGGCGCGCCGGGTGGTAATTCATCATATGGTAGTAACTCTGTGTCTACTGGTCGTACTATGCCAAAAGATCCAGATGATGCACAGCAAGACGCAAACTCAGATGCATCAGCAAGTAATTCAGAAGCAGCAGATGATAATGCAAGCGAGATTGCCAGATTGAAGAAACTAGCGGGCATAAAGTAATGAAACTTGTTGAGTGTCCTGGTGGAATTTCAATCATATTATCAAATACTGAATATACAGTGTATGATAAGATCGTTGAAGAAACATGTAAATCAGATTTTACTGAACGCGAAGCATTTGTTGCTAAGTCATTAGTATCAAAGGGTGTTCTAACAAGAGTAGTTAGGGAAGGCAAAGTATATTATAAGAGACTTAGAGGTAGTTTGTAATGAATAACGAATCGCAGGACATGCTTAAAATATTGCAGAATCTAGAGAATGCAACTAACAATAAATCAGCACCAGTGGTTGATGCATCTGGTAATTCAGTACCAACTAATATTAGTAAAGATGCTACGGAGATGTATAACATTTTGGCTAAGTTACATAAAGTACAAGATGCGACTGATACAGCAGCAACTAATATTGTAACCGAGTCAGAATCGGTTAACAAGGCAACAGATAGTGTAGGTATTGATAAGTTTAATATCGTATTAGAAAGACACAATATATCTGGTTATGTAAAAACGTATTATACGGTAGTAGAAAATGGTATCCGTAGATATGAAAATTTAGCATTATTTGAGTCAGCAATGGCAATCATAAAGAATGAATTATTCAAGAATGATGCAAGTAAATCTAAAGCGATCACCGAGTATGATTCACGATATGCATCTGCACTAGAAGAAGCAGCAAAGCAAAAAAGAAGACAGAAGACATTAACTGAAAGCGTTGAATCAGATATCGCAGCAGCAAAGCACAGTGTCGCATCTGACAAAATGCACAAAATGAAGACTGCAATCAAAAAGTTATTGTAATTAATAAGGACTAACTAATGAAACAAGACAATCTAAGTCTTGAAGAGTTTAATGTACTCTATGGGGAATCATTTTGTGTTAAGCCATTTATTGAAATTTGCAATGACACTGCTAACAACGTCCTGTTATGTTGTAATAGTGAGATAGTCGTATCGTCAGCAGAAAAACAAAATCAATCACATAAAGATATTTTCTTTAATCATCGTACATTTGGTGAAATACGTGAAAAAGCACTAAGTGGCGCACCAATCAACGCATGTACAAAATGCATATCATTTGAATCAATAACTGGTACATCAATGAGATTAGAATCTTCTAATCAAGTACGTTCAAATAATCCTGAATTATTTAACAGTATTGTACAGAAAGGTACTGTTCAATTAAAGACATTAGACATCAAGTTTGGCAATAAGTGTAATATGGGGTGCGTAATGTGTTCTGCATCATCTTCAAGTATAATTTCCCAAGAACGACATGATTATGAAATCCCAGCGTTACTTAAAGATATATGGCTTACTCCAGAAACTGTATTAATTGATTTTGATGATCATGAATTAGAACAACTAAAATTAGTAGCAGGAGATATTCGTAGATTTAAAACAACAGGTGGTGAACCAATGCTATTGCCAGGATTCAAGTCTTGGTTGGAATTTTTAGTTGAATCAGATTATTCAAAAAATATACAAGTCGTAGTAGTTACCAATGGTACAGTAAGTTCAATTCCTATTCTACCACTAATGGGACAATTTAAGAAATTTATAATGGTATTGAGTATTGATGCGGTAGATGAATTAACGGAATATATTAGATATCCTGTTAAATTCCCTAAACTAATGAACAACCATATCACTATACATGATGCAATAGTTGACAACGAGAACTACATTCAAACAATATCATTAGAAATTAGTACAGTTATGCATGTATTGAATGTACATAAAATAATAGATATATTCAAATATGCAGAAGAGCATTTACCTCACATAAATGCGAATGGCATAGAAGTAGTATTAGCTTCGTCACCATCGGGAATGGAACCTGGACTTATTGATGCGGATACGTTTGCACAATTTAAATTATCGGTAGAACAATATAATGGAAAATTTATTAATACAGTCAAAGACGTATTTGCGATGTTAGAGTCACAATATAATGAATTAAACAATAATATTGAATCAAAACAACTTAAATTAACACAATTACGAGATATGACAAAATATTGGAAGAACTCAAGACGACTTGATGTGCATGATTATGTTACCACTTACACTAATACTATATTACAACTTAATTAACAAGAAGTAATTTAGTTTTTGTATAAATACATTATAATATATAATTTTAATGGAGCACTAAAATGATTTTACATGATTTGCAGGAAGACAAATTTACCAAGTTAACTAAAGCCTTAAACGAAGTATTTGATATTAAATTCAACTTCGGAATGGAGCAATCTAAACTTGTTAAAATTCAAGAAACAACTAACTCTCGTATAGCCGCATTACGCGAATCTGGCGTAGACGTTAGTGCGAAAGATTTTCAAAAGTTACTTCTAATATCAGAAGGTATCAATATGGTACTGGTAGACGTGACACAAACAACACAAGGTACTAAAATGAAAATTCAAGAAAACCAAGATTTAGATCAAGCAGAAGTATTACTCGCTGCAAAGCAAATGGCTGATGATTTACAAAAAATGGCTGAAAACTTAGCAAGTATGCAAGTTGAAGACCTAATGAGCATCACCAACGCAATGAAAGAAGAAGTAGGTACAGCAGAAGCAGAAGCATTCACAATGGCATCTGAGGCAGCAATCGGTGCAGCACTAGCAGCAGTTAAATCGGCTAACAGTGAAGTTACTAATGCATTATTAGTTGCACAAGGTCAGCCAGTTGAAGCAGGTGGTTCAGTTGATACACTTGATACTGATTTCGGTGACGAGTTAGGTATGGGCGATGATTTTGAATCAGACGATGAATTGGAAATGGGCGATGATTTTGAAGGCGTTGATGCAGCATCAGGTGCAGAAAACCCAATTGGTCGTGAAATGAAAGAAGATAAGTATCTTTCTGCAATGCGCATGGTTAAAGAAGCACAACAAGACGGAAAAATCAGCAAAGATTTGCTAAAGCAAGCATTTGCTACATTGAGAAACTAAAATGCGTTTTTCTGAAATTGTTGAAGACACAAGTGACATTAAATCAATTATCATTGATATTATTTCAGTTGCATCAGCAGAAGGTATGACAAGTTTGAGTATTGATACATTACACAAATCTCTTGCTGAAATGGGAAATGAAGTAGATCATTCAATATTGTTTGATCTATTGGATTCTATTCCCATCGTAGATAATATTAAAGATGATGTTATCTTTTTTGGAAGAGATGATTCATCTTCTTCTGAACCGACTCGTGATCAACAAGATAATCGCATAGATAAAATGGCAAGAAAGCAAGTTAAAAAGGACATATAACATGAGTGTAGGATTAAATGCATCACAAGCAAGAGCAAATAGCAATCAAGATTTAACTATCTTTAATGAAACTGAAACGATAATGAAAGCAATTATTGCAGGTTCGGTTACTGGTCTATATGAAACAACTGTCTCTGATGGTTCGTCTATGACAGATTCTACGCCAGATGCAGTCGTGTCTGGATCAGTTACAAATCCCACAATTGTTGCTGCTACTACTGTAATTATTGAGGGTGTAACTGTTGTATTAGGTACAACTGGCTTGAGTCTCAATGCGGTAATCGCTGATATAAATGATGCACCAATTCCAAATGTACTTGCATACAAAGAAAACAACCAACTTCGTTTAAAGATAACGGTTGCTGGTTCTGCTACATGGTCATATGTCATAGGTACTGGTACAGCGAATGCTAGTTTAGGATTAACGCCTGGCACATCTACTGCAACTAACCCAACAAGTGTTAGTTATTTTAATGTATGGCAAGGAACTGAAACAGATCGTGCAAAATCATCAGATATGGTATCAGTAATTCAACATTTCAGCAATCTTGGTTTTAAGATTGAGCGCATCACCAATACTGTAACTGGTAAAACATTTTCATGGTACATTTACTGGTAATTAGTAAATAACACTTGACATTTAGATGTTATTATAGTATAATATCTAAATGGTAAATATAACAACTCCTTACGCTTATAGCGAATTAATACGAACTTCTGTAAACGGTCAACGTTTATATAAGAACCCCTATGGTGAACCTGTACCTAGTGTCACCACTGTCCTGTCTGCAACAAAACCAGCACGTGATCGAAAGATGTTATCCGATTGGAAGAAACGTGTAGGTAATGAAGCCGCCCAACAAATAGTTACCGAAGCATCAAAGGTGGGCACGCAGATGCACGCTATGCTAGAATCATATGTTAAAAATGAAGAATACGTAGGTAATGAAGAAACTGGTAAAACATTACTTCAATCTCGTATGATGGCTGATGTGGTAATAAAGAATATTGATGCTGAACTAGATGAAGTATGGGGAGCAGAAGTTAGTCTATGCTATCCTGAATTATATGCTGGTTCAGCAGATTTATTAGGTGTGTGGAAAGGTAAGCCCACTGTTATGGATTTCAAACAAACCAATAAGCCTAAGAGGCGTGAATGGATTGGTGATTACTTTCTACAGTGTACAGCGTATGCATTAGCACACAATGAAATGTATGGAACTGATATAAAAGACGTTGCTATTTTTATGTGTAGCAGAGAAGGTCTGTGGCAATTGTTTGAAATGCAGATTGGAGAGTTCGCAGAATGGGAACTAAAATGGGCAAAAAGATTGGAAGAATTTTACAATATTTCATGATTTTGGAACCAGAATTTAATAAATACATATACTAAAAAGGTGATTACAATGGCAATTGAAACAAAAATACAAAAACAAAGAAGCGGTAATTTAGCCCAACTTCCAATATTACTGGCTGGTGAATTAGGATATGCATTAGATGCAAAACGATTATTCATTGGTAATACGGCTGAATTGCAAGATGGAGATGGTACAAAAACTGACTTCACCTTTGGTGTTGATTTAGATAATATTTCGTCAAGCACCTATAAAATAACAGTAGATACGGTTGTCAAAGCAGACGCAACCGATTATACAGTAGATAATTTCACAGTCTCGTTCATTCGTGCACTCAGTCCTATTTCATCTGTAACTTCACAGCAAGTATATGATATAGGAACAACTGATGCTATTGTTTCAATAGATGTTGATGGTACATTATATGTATCACCATCTGATTGGACATTAACTGGTACAAATGTTACTTTTACATCACCAGCATTTACTACTGATAATTCAACGATAACTGTAGTTGTTAAAGATCCTTTGGCAGTCGGAACAGGAAATGTCTCATTAGAGTATAATTCTGAGATTCCTCTATTTGAGCCAGATGTCGGTGTAGATGTTCCTGGATTTGTGGCAATAACATCTACCACAGGTGCACTGCCTGTTGCATTTGATGGAACTAGGTATGATAACGCAGATATTCGTTATTCATTAAGAAACGTAGCAGGGCATATTCGTAAAGGTTCATTGAGCATTGCAGTTAATGCAACAAATAATACACATACTATTTCTGACAATTATACAAATAATGCAACTACATCAGGTAGTTTATTAGATCATGTATTTACTGGTACAATGTCAAGTGGTTTATTTACATTACACTATGCTACCACTGACACAGCAAACGCAGATTTCGCATGGTTAACCGATAACTTCAAAGCGACACTGTAGTATGAATTCAGCAATATGGCAATTAATGCCCAAAGAACGACTGACGGAGTGGAAAGCATTTCGTACCGAGTTGAACGAGTTAGATGATATATCTGATGAAGATTTTTTACAAACCCTAGTAGATTGGTGGCGTTTAGCACCACTTTCTAATAGAGTAATAGACCCATACAGTTCAGAAGAATGGCCCAACCCTTGGGATCTATTATGGCATGGTCTATATGATGAAAATGTGATTGCACTTGGAATGGCATATACATTGGAATTATGCGATTGGTCTTGTGATATACTATTAGTACAAGACGCAGGAAAATCAAAGGTAGGACTTGTAATACGATTAGATAATGAGTATGTATTAAATCATAATTATGGTATAGTAGATAACGTGTCTGTATTAGACAAATGTGAAATTTTGAATACATGGTATTCAGACGATCTAGTAAAATAACAATATTGAAACCAAACAGGTAAGGATATAAATGAAGGAAATAATGGTAAAAAAGCGCAATGGCGCTAGAGAACCACTTGACTTAGATAAATTACACAAAGTTGTATTTTATGCTTGTAATGATATTGCAGGAGTTAGTCCGTCAGAAGTGGAAATAAAAAGTAGTATTCAGTTTTATAATGGAATCACTACTGATGAAATTCAAGAAACACTAATAAAAGCAGCAGCAGATTTAATCACAGAAGATACTCCTAATTATCAATGGGTAGCGGGACGATTGATCAACTATCATCTACGCAAGCAAGTATATAATGACTTTGAACCTGATCATTTGTCTAGAGTTATTGAAGATAACATTGATCGTGGATATTACGATGATGAAATTCTTGAATTGTATACATCGGATGAACTTGATCAACTAAACAGTTATATCAAGCATGATCGCGACAACCACATTGCATATGTTGGTATGGAGCAATTTCGTGGAAAATACTTGGTACAAAACCGAGTAACTGGTCAAATATTTGAAACGCCACAAATCGCGTATATGATGATTGCTGCAACTTTGTTTGGTAGTTACACAACTAATCGTATGAAATGGGTTAAAGATTATTATGATGCAATTAGTAACTTTGATATCTCGTTACCTACTCCTGTCATGGCTGGTGTTCGTACAAATGTGCGTCAGTTTAGTTCATGTGTTTTAATTGAGTCAGATGATAGTCTAGATAGTATTAATGCAACATCAAATGCGATTGTAAAGTATGTATCACAAAAAGCAGGAATTGGAATTGGTGCAGGACGCATTCGTGCAATTAACTCTCCTATTCGCAATGGTGATGCAGCACATACAGGTGTTATTCCTTTTTACAAGATGTTTCAATCAGCAGTTAAAAGTTGTTCACAGGGTGGTGTACGAGGTGGTGCAGCAACATTGTACTATCCATTATGGCATCTTGAAATAGAAGACATGCTGGTGTTAAAGAACAATAAAGGAACTGAGGACAATCGTGTAAGGCATTTGGATTTTGGCGTTCAAGTCAATAAACTTATGTATGAGCGTTTGATTTCTGGTGGTGATATTACATTATTCAGTCCTAGCGATGTTCCTGGATTGTATGACGCATACTTTGAAGATCAAGATAAATTTAAAGAGTTGTATGAAAAAGCAGAGCGTAATACAAAAATCCGTAAGAAGTCAATGCCTGCGATTGAATTGTTTTCTACTTTCATGCACGAGCGAAAGAATACGGGTCGCATCTATTTGATGAATGTAGATAATGTAAATGAGCATAGTTCATTCAAGCAAGAATTAGCACCTGTGCGTATGAGTAACCTATGTGCAGAGATTACATTACCTACCTCTCCTATGACAGATTTGTTTAAGGGTGATGGTGAAGTTGCTACATGTACATTGTCAGCAGTGAATTGGGGTAATATCAAGGTATTAGAAGATTTTCAGAAGCCTTGTGAATTAGCAGTAAGAGGACTTGATGCATTATTGAGTTATCAGAATTATCCAGTTCTAGCAGCAGAATTAGGTACAAAGAAGCGCCGCCCACTTGGTGTTGGTATTATTAACTTCGCGTACTGGCTTGCAAAGAACGATACTAGTTATAGTAATCCTGATCTTGAATTAGTTGATGAATGGACAGAAGCATGGTCATACTACTTGATCAAAGCATCTGCCGATTTAGCAGTAGAACAAGGACATTGTCCGGGATTCAATGAAACTAAGTATAGTGATGGTATTTTACCAATTGATAGTCGTAAAAAAGATGTAGATGAATTAGTAGCGCATAAAGAGCGTATGCCTTGGGAAGCGTTGCGAACACAGATAAAAGAAACAGGTGTACGCAATAGTACATTAATGGCATTGATGCCAGCAGAGACATCAGCGCAGATAAGTAATAGTACAAATGGAATTGAACCACCTCGTTCTTTGGTAAGTATCAAGCAATCAAAGGATGGTGTATTGAAGCAAGTAGTTCCGGGCATACACCGATTAAAGAATAAGTATGAATTATTATGGGATCAAGAGTCACCAGAAGGTTATTTAAAGATTGTAGCAGTATTACAGAAATATATTGATCAAGCGATTAGTGTAAATACCAGTTATAATCCTATCTACTTTGAAGATGAAAAGATTCCAATGAGTACTATGTTGAAGCACTTACTTATGTTCTACAAGTATGGTGGTAAAAATCTTTACTACTTTAATACATATGATGGACAAGGTGAGATTGATATTAATAAAATGAACGGAGAGCCGTTAGCACAAACGGACCTGACAGAATTAGACGGCGAAGACTGCGACAGTTGTGTCTTATAAAGTAAAGGAATATAAATAAAAAAATGAGCATTTTTAATATAACAAAAAAAGCGGATCACACGAAATCATTGGCATTTCTTGATCCCGAAGGAAGAGTAAGTTTACAGAGATACGATATACTAAAATACAAGCAGTTTGATAAATTAACAGAGAAGCAATTGGGTTTCTTCTGGATACCTGATGAAGTCGATGTTACGAAAGATTCTAATGATTTTAAGCAATTAACTGCAAACGAACAGCATATATTCACATCTAATCTAAAGCGTCAAATACTTTTAGATAGTGTACAAGGTCGTGCACCTAGTGAAGCATTCGGGTCTATCGTTAGTCTACCAGAATTAGAAACATGGATTCAAACTTGGACGTTTAACGAAACGATTCATAGTAAATCATACACACATATTATTCGTAATATATATTCTGATCCTTCTATTATATTTGATGAAATTTTAGACATTAAAGAAATAGTTGATTGCGCATCTGCTATTTCAGTAAATTATGATGCTCTCATTGACAAAGCCGCTTGGTACAATTTACTAGGTGAAGGTGTACATATGGTTAATGGCAGAGAAATCACTGTTGACTTGTACGAGTTGAAGAAGGCGTTATACAAGGCAGTAATGGGTGTAAACATACTAGAAGGTGTTCGCTTCTATGTTTCGTTTGCATGTAGTTGGGCGTTTGCAGAACTTAAAAAGATGGAAGGCAATGCAAAAATTATCAAGTTTATTGCTCGTGATGAAAATCTACATTTGGCGTTCACACAATCATTATTAAAGATATTGCCAAAAGATGACCCAGATTATATTAAAATCGCAAAAGAAACAGAAGAAGAATGTATTCAAATGTTTGTAGATGCAATTGAACAAGAAAAGCAATGGGCAGAATATCTATTTAAAGATGGTTCAATGATTGGGTTAAATGCTCAACTATTGTGTGAATATATAGAATGGATTGGTTGTAAGCGTATGGTAGCAGTTGGTTTATCTTGTCCGTACAAGGTATCACAATCAAACCCATTACCTTGGACACAAAAATGGATTGCTGGTGCAGAAGTACAAGTCGCACCACAAGAAGTGCAACTATCGTCATACATCATTGGTGGTGTAACATCTGACGTTACTAAAGATACCTTTTCGGGTATGTCATTATAATAAAAGGAGGGTAAAATATGGTAGAAGTTTATTCAAAAGATAATTGTGCATATTGCACTAAAGCGAAGATATTGCTTGAAACTCAGCATATGGAGTTTATTGAAAGAAAGATTGGTGTTGATGTGACTCGTGAGCAATTATTAGAAATTGCACCACAGGCACGAACAGTACCACAAATAGTAATTGATGGAACCGTAATAGGCGGATATGATCAATTGGCACAATACCTTAAAGGAAGTGAAGCATGTTAATAGAAGTACCTTACAGAGACGGCGATGTGATTAGTATTAAACTAGCCAGCGGTGAAGAAATGGTAGCACGTCTTGATAAAGAGACTACTGATACATTAGTTTTATCTAAGCCTACTATGCTTATTGCAAATGATGGTGGAATGGGAATGGCTCCATTCATGTTTACCTCGTCAATGGACGCAAAATACACAATGAGACTTAATGGTGTTATTTGTATCGTCAAGACAGAAGAAGAAACTGCTAAGATGTATAGCGAGAAAACTTCTGGTATCGTAATGGCAGGCGCATAATATGTCTAGGGGTGTAGCAAGAGTAGGAGATCGCACGTATGGAACTTGTACTGCGCATGAAACCCCGATAACGACTGGAGGTACAATTACCTCTGGTTCGCCAACTATTGTTGTCAATGACAAGCCTTGTGCAAGACTAGGCGATACTGTTACAGCAGATTGTGGTCACACTAGCGTGATTACATCTGCAAGCAGTGATGTCATTGGTGATGAACCACCCGTAGCAAGAATCAATGATTCAGTGGGCAGTGGCCCATATACTGCTACAATCATATCAGCATCGCCTGATGTGTTCGCAAATTAAATTCAATTATTTTCATAAAATTCATTGACAAGTAAGGCTTATCGTTGTATAATAGTTACATATGTTAATTAAAGAGCAGAATATTATGACTAATAAAACTGAAACATTTATCTCATACCTTCTTGATTTTTACGGTCCTGGCGGAGTCTACGATTTCGGTGTAACCCGTGACGATATTCTGTTGGCATTAGGAATACGTCTAGCGCGTAATACTGTGCTGCCATTTGATGGTGATTCAATGGATCGTGAAATGGTTCGTGATATTATCTTAGAAGCAAAACCTCAACTAGCAACAATTTAGGTAATACTATGACTATTATTCAAAGACAGTTAAAACAAAACATGACAATTGATCTTGATGGACCCGACGGCAATGCATTCATTCTACTTGGAAAAGCCGGCTCATTGGGCAAACAATTAGGTTATGATGTTGATGCAATTTTAAGTGAAATGAAGAGTGGTGACTACATTAATTTGGTTCAAACGTTTGAATCTTACTTTGGTGATATTGTCACTCTTGAAACAACTAATGAAGAGTTGTTATGAAGACTTCAAGATTAGACTGGACTATTGTCAAAAGTGGCAGTTCATGGACTGCTACATATAAGCCAGATGGAACTGTATTAACAGCAAAAACGAAAAAGGCACTAATGCCTGAAATTATTAAATTTGAACAACAACTATAGGAAGTAACATTTTATGCGGGCTGAATTATATGAAGATGGAATTAAGCGAATCAATACGAAAATTGTAGTACCAATGGATATAACCGATGTGGCAGATTATATTCTAAGTGCGGTACAATCGGGAACAGTACGACCTTATGCGGTAACTAGTCTCAACAAACGACAATTATTGCAAGTAGCGAAAGATGCAGTTGAGAGTGATGGAATTCATCGACCTAAAGAGAACCTGATTGATATTGATGCACTCGTGGAAGCAAGAGTACGAACTTATGTTGGGGATATGTTCCCTGAGTTGATGTAGGTAATATATGTATACTGACTACGATCACGATAAAGATTCTTGGGACTATCTCAACATAGTTAAGAAAATTAAAATAGAACACGAAAAGCAGATTCAAAATGAACACAAACAACGTAAACTGAAAATAAAATCAGGTATGATTGGTGTTGATATATTACAGCAAATTAATAAACTAGGAGAACGATAATGAAAAGTTATAAACGAGCAATCGTATTAGGTGGTGTATTACTATTAACCACAGGAATGGCATCAGCAGAGACATACATGCAGACCGCAGTGGTGAAATCAGTGCAGAAAGTGTATAGTAACATTAGTGTGCAAACACCTGTAGAAGTATGTACAAATGTTAATGTACCGATCTATGGAGACACCAATAATGCAAGTACTGCCGATGTCCTCGCAGGCGCGATTTTTGGAGGGCTGATAGGTAACAGCGTAGGTGGTGGCAAAGGCAAAGATGCAGCGACATTACTGGGTGCTATTGCTGGTGCAGATATTGCCAATAAGAAGTCTTCTAAGAAGCAGATTATTGGTTATCAGAACCAACGTCAATGTAACACTAATTACACTACAGAAGTTATTCGTCAGTATGATGGAAATATGGTTATTGCCGAATATAACAATATGCAGTTATCATTCAAAACAAATAAATTCTTCAATGTGGGCGATAGTGTATCTGTTCAAGTATCACTCTCATTGTAATGAATCATTGTAATGAATAATCCTGTTATTGTAATTAATGTTAACATGGGTTCAAAAGGACATCAAATTGGTAGACTACTTGCAAGTTGTGATAATGTATTATGGTTTGATCACGAAGGTAATGGCAACCATCCTTGGGAGCCATGCAGTGGAATATTAAATGCAGAACTTAATGGATTTCATTTTGATAGGAGATTTGCCGATAACAGTACAATTGCTCCTGTATTAGATTATGCAAGACGCAGCGGATTACCAGAACGACCCGAACTATCATTTGATAGGTGCGGTGATGGTGAGTATGTAATGTATGTGTCACACAGTGATTTAGATCAAACGCGAGATTACTTTAAAGGCAAGCACTTGGTTGTACTAAACAAAGATGTAGATAGATTTTTTAAGACAACATGGTTCTTTAGGGTGGGTAAAACAAACCATCTTATTAGTGATTTGTATTCACCAGAAGACATAGAACCAATGTTAATAAATACATTAGAAAACTACGAAACGAATGTAAATTCAAATGATTTTGTAATAGATACGATTGACGATTTACTTGATATAGATAATTTTAAATTATTATGTGAACAGTTCAGTCTTGGATTTAATGAAGATAATTATAATAAAGTAATAGAGTTTCTAAAACAATGAAAATCCAACCAATCACACAAGAGTTATTACCTAAGTTAGAAATATTTTGCAAACACGCAGAAGAGTTAGGATACATTAATAACGCAAGTTTAAAAGCAATGAAATATGAATGGTGCAATGATTTTGGTGGTAAGTATTTTTGTGCCATTAAAGATGATAACATCATAGCCGTTGCTGGTTGTCACCCATTGCCAGAAGTAGGTGAAAATGCTTGGCGTATACTATTCAGAGGATGTGAATTGCCTCACACTGACACGTTTAAGGGATTAGGCAAGGGTGATTGGAATAGTATTACACAGCGCGAATTTATTCCTAAATTTATTGAATGGTGTCCGTCAGATGAATTATACATTACAACCAATATAACACACGAACATTCAAACGGCAAAGCAGCCAGAAATCATAGACTGATGGGATTACTAGCAAAGCAGGGAATATTGGATAATCATTGTGATATGGAATTATATTATACTGCGCAGACTGTATGGAAACTAAATATAAATGAATACACTAGGCGTAGAAACAAATTAAGGAACATATATGTGGTTTAACCGTAAGCATTTAGCAGAAGCAACAAAAAAAGCAGCAAGACCTGATGCCGGATATTTCTGGCATTTTGGTATTGCAATGGCAGAATTTTTCTTTTTATTATTAGTATGTATTGGAAGTTTAATACATGCATTTTTACCGTGGGTACTTGACTTTAAGTTATTAGAATGGCGAATCGCTCGTTTGAAACAACTCAAGCAAAAGTTACCAGATGATCCCCAACTTAACAAGGTACACTTTGATGATTAACGTATTAGATACGATTGCATATAAGAATGGCGAATACAAACCACTACGAGAAGTAGGACCAAGCATATTAGATTTTGGATTTATCCATTGTGATGCGACATACGATGTTATGCCCGTATACAACGGAAAAGCATTTTGTTATGAAAGTCACTTACAGCGATTTCAAAATAGCGCAGCGAGATACGGACTTGTCTTACCAAATATTGACATGTTATCAATTGTCAAAGAACTAAAAGCAAAAAACAACATAGACAATGCATTTGTTTGGTTTCTTGTTTGGCGTGGATATCCTGCAAGCGGTAATCCAAGAGATATTGAAAATTGCCCTGTCAACTTCGCTATGTATATTAAACCAAGTTATCCAATTGGCAATAAACCTATTGTGTCATTATATCTAGATCAAGATACCAAGCGAGTCAGCGATGAATACTATGGACAGGAATTTAAAAATATGGCATGGCTTGATCTAACCATGAGTCAGCGTACACGACCAGAAGGATATGACAGTACTGTATTAGTAGATGTAGACGGACATGTTACCGAAGGTCCTGGGTTTAATGTTGGTATCGTAAAAGATGGCACAATATATACCGCAGATAAGAATGTACTTAAAGGTATTACTATGAAAGTAGTAGAAGCAATGGCGACTGAACATAACATACCATTTGTAAGAAAGCCCATCACAGTAGAAGAATACAACTCAGCAGATGAAGTTTTTATCGCAAGTTCAAGTGGCGGAGTGACAGCAACAACAAACACTGGTCCCATTACTGAAATACTTATGAATGAATACATTGTAAAAAAAGAAGAATATGCAACTGAATTATAGAGAAATGTTAGATTATGGTGTTGAGATTTTATCGTCTGGCACCACTGGTGAAAAGAAACATATACTACGATCTCCCGGCAACCTAGAAGCATGTAACAAAGTTGCAATAGAAGTACAAATGATTACCGCTAAAAGCAGAATATACACTTGTACTAAGATGGATCATGCTGGTGGATTGTTATTACAAACATTGCCAGCATATACATTGGGATGTGATATTAAAATTACAACTTTCAATCCATATCAATTCTTAACTGAATTTCAAGATTACACACATACATTTTTACCACCAAAAATGTGTCAAGCAGTTATGCAGACTAAGGCATTTGCTACATGCGATTTATCTGACAAGATTGTTGCAATGGGTAGTGATAGAATTGATGGAAATGAAATACAAGCATTCATTGATAAGGGAGCGACAGTCATTGCTAATTGGGGAATGAGTGAAATAGGACCCAATGCAATTAACAAAGTATATAATAAAAACGATACAATTGACTTTACAAAAAACATACTAGGTGATACTACACAGTGTGAAACAAAAATCATTGATGGTCAATTATATGTCAAAGGACCAACTTGCATTTATTCTGGTTGGTTTGCTACGGGTGATCTTGTGACATTTGAGAATGACACATATTCATTTATAAAAAGAAAGTAATCGTTATTAAAAAGAGAAAATTATATGATAGATGAAAGTAAATTAATATTCTTCACGGGCGCGCCTGGGAGTAAGTGGAGTGCAGTAAGTAACATGTTATCTATGACTCCTATGATGAAAGTTAATATAACAGATAGATCAGATGCACGCACACATACGCATCCAGTTAAATTTAACAGTGCACAGCATTTGGGTAGTTATTTTGGACCTGGATTTGAATTTGGTCAGAAATGGCATGAATTGCACACATTGACAAAGCAAGATGTACTTGATGAAATTGCACTGCCTTGGACAGATGAACAGTCTGATTCATATCGTATTGTTAAATGTCACCAAATGGTTAACAATCTTGATTGGATTATTGAAAATTTCCCAACGAGTAAAATCATTGTTGTGATGCGTCCCATACAAAGTTGTTATAATGGATGGTTTGGTGGTGGGGGATTTGATATCACATATCCAAATTATGCAGATCATTATAAGAATGATGAAACTGCTAGGGATCTAATTGATGTTGAATGCAGAGATGCAAGAGAATGGGTATTCAATAAGCGTTTACGATTACATGCAGCAACAGAGCGACATTGGGATGAATATTGGGATATAAATAATTTTGAAGATAATGACAAAGTACATAGATGTATTCGTAGTATTGAGGGGTATATGTTCGCACATAAGACTCCGCACCGCCAATTAGTATATGATACATTAGTGGCATATTATAATTTTGAAGATATCAATAAGGATTTATAATGAAAGCAGTTATATTACTAGATGACCCACAAAACACTGATTGGAAATATCTAGTCGTAAAGAATTACACACAATTGAATTTTGATTATTGTATGGCTGATAGAATTGGCGACTCTGCTTATGCATTTTTCAAGACAGATAATATTGACACAGTCAATTTAAGTAACTATGAATATGCACTAGTACTAACTCCTGGCGTTATATTTGAATTTTCTTACTGGGAATCGGCAATCAGGTCACAAGTGGAAAAAAGTACCGCAAAAGAAATAACATTTGATAATGACTACATTAAAGTCTTACGGGCAAATGGCACAGGTACAGAACATATCATTCTAGACAGATTACTTCCTGTAGTTGATGCGTCAACTGATGATTCGTTTGCCATGACACATAATAGTGCAATGTCTACATTGGTACAGAATAGTAATATTTCGTATATTATCCATAATGAAATACCTAATCCGATTAAGTCGCATACATCATTAGATTGGGCAATGACCGTAAGTAGTGGATTTTATATAAATTATGTATTACGACAATCAGAATTTACAACTAACACAGCGATACACCACATTGATGTAAGTCCTATGAGTTTAGCAGTACGTAGATATACGATTGAGAATTGGGATGGTCATAATTTTTATGATTGGATGGATCATGTATATGTTAAATTTCCATTACTTGAGATATTCAATGGCAAATATAGGTTACACAGTCATCATCCCGCAGCGCGTAAATGTTGGCAACATGTAGTAGATACGTTTGGATATGATGGTTGGATTGCTCATTGGGAGCAGTACACAGCATGTAAGCACACATATAATCATTGTAATCTAATGGATAATGACAAGTTATATAAAACATTCGCCAATTTGGATATGAAAGGAAATGGCGCATTTTGGTGGAATGGCGCATTGAAGCGTTTACCAGCGAACATATTAAAAACATCTGCTCAGAGTCATACGGGTGCACTTAACTTTATGAATGCGTTGTCAGATCATAATCCAGAAACTAGTGTCTATGGAAGTGATCATTGTACAAATCCATTTAATGGTATATCTGTTGAGCAAGCAATTGAAGAGGCATCATATGACAGTAGGGATTTACTATGGAAAAGATGCTAGATATACCAGACAATAAGACTTATATAGTATATTTAAGTGGCGGATTAGATAGTGCATTGGTATTATTCTTAATAGGTACATATTTGCCTAATAGTGATTTAGTATTAGTAACAGCAACACATAATCATATGGCACATTATAACAAACCATATGTGATTGACATTGTATCATGGTTTACTGCAAGATTTGATAATCGTATCGTAGATCATAAATTTATAAATTACACAGATCGAATTGCCTCACAAGCAAGAAAGCAATCCGATTTTGATGATACGGTGAGAGAATACAACGCAGATGGTAGATTTGTGGGCATGACACTAAATCCAATTGGCATTGAAGACTTGATGACAGATGATAGCAGAGATAAACGCAGAGATGTAAAAAATGGCTGGAAAAAGGATATGACGAAATACTTTGGAAAAGAGTTTATGTCGTATCAACCACTAAATGATATTGATAAGAAAGCAGTAGCCTCACTGTACGCCCAGTACGATCTTGCAAGTCTTGCAGAAATAACCATTAGTTGTGAATCGTTAATTGAGCCCAAGCCATGTAAAACATGCTGGTGGTGTCGTGAAAAATATTGGGGATTTGGTCATTATTAATTTATAAAACTGTTGACAAGCAGTACTAGATGTTATATAATAAGTCTTAAATTAAACGAAGTGAGAAATATTATGGATGCTGTAGATATTGCAAGAATGGTTATTGATAACGGTTATTTGTCAGACGAGGAAAATAGATACGAAGACAATTCCATTAACTGGAATTTCGTGTCTGCTGATCTTCACATTGATTCCCCGTTAGAATTCTCACACGAAGCAGAAGAAGAGGCGTTTGATCTATTACAGGATTGTATCTATAAATTCTGTGAAGCAGCAAATGCGGTTGTAGTACACTAATGAATTTATTCATACTTGACAATGACCCAATAAAAGCAGCCCAACTACAATGCGATAAGCACGTAGTTAAAATGATTTTAGAGTCAGCACA